CCATTGTTACAAGTAGAGTTGAAACCCCAACCAACCCGGACGTTGCGATTGCACTCAACACCCTTCGAGAAGTGTCACGCGAAGTACAAGCTGAAGGCTGGACTTTCAATAAAGAATACGATTATCCTATTACTCCTGATTCTAATAACGAAATTAAAATCCCGAGCAATGTCCTTCAGATGGACTTAACCACCACCCGCACTATCAATCTGAATCGGGATAGTATTAACCGTGGAGGTAAACTCTACGACCGAATCGCCCACTCCTACAAGTGGACTGATGAAACTGTATATGTAGACATCCTTTGGGAAATGGATTGGGCTGAGATTCCTGAACCTGTCCAAGCGTTTATCACTGCCCGAGCTGCTAGCATTGTGTCTAGTCGTATCATTGGTGATCCTAACCAATATCAAATGCTTCAACAAAAAGAAGCGTTTACTCGTGCTATGGCTATGGAATATGAAACTAGCCAAGGTGATTACACGTACTTCGGTGCACCTAAAGGAGGGAACTACTATCAGAGCTATCAACCGTTCCATACTTTGCAACGCTAATGCCAGCAGTAACTCAACTCACACCGAACTTTCTAGGTGGTGTTTCTCGACAAAATGATGACAAAAAATTAGAAGGCCAACTTACGGAGTGTGTCAACGGTTACCCTGATCCTACCTACGGTTTGTTGAAGCGTCCTGGTCTACAATTTACCAGCGTCCTTTACAAAGCCAACGGTGATGCATTTACGGAAAGTGAACTAGCAGGAGCTGCTTGGTTCTTTATTGAACGTGATGCAGCTGGTTCCTACGTGGGTTGTATTAAAGGTACGAACATCTATGTATGGACTGCTGCTAATGGTACGTGGTGTACTGTGAACAACACAGGCACTGCGTATCTAACAGGTACCAGTAAAGATGACTATCACTTCCGTAGCGTCCAAGACGTTACCGTTATTACCAACCGTACTGTAACAACAGCCATGCAACCTGCGGGTACGTATGTTGCTGAATCAGTAGGTACGTTGGTACTGGAAAGTCTTGTAGAGTCATATGAATATAAAGTAACTATTCAAGGTGTATCTACAGACGTAACTGCTCAATCTTCTACTACTTATGATCAAACTCTTAAGTTTGACTCATCTGATATTAACACTAACCACCACTTAGTAGATGCTGTCAGAGCTATGATTTTGGCTCAACAATCTGCTAGTAATTCAGATTTTAGTGGTACGTGGTACCTTGAAGGTTACACAAATAGTTTGGTTATCAAGCGTACAAACGGTGCAAACAGTGTTGTAACTGATTACTCTGTACCCACTGGTACGCCCCTTGCATTTGAAATTGATGCTCAAGGTGGTTTGACTAACCTTGCTTTGCGGGTCTTTACCGACTCGATTGATGTCGTTGCTGATTTGCCTGTTGAATCTTTTCAGGATCATAACATACAAATTCTTAACAGCGCAGCTGCTGAGGATGATTACTATCTGAAGTTCCAAGCGTACAATGGTACAGGTGGTCGTGGTTATTGGCAAGAAACCAGAGCACGTGATGCTTCCCCAGGTTTTGATGCAGCAACCATGCCTCATGAGTTGGAAAACACAGGTGCCCTAACATTTAATTTTAAACCAATTACGTGGGCTGCTCGTGAAGCAGGTGATGATGTAACTAGTCCTGAGCCTTCTTTTATTGGTTATCCTATTCGTTCTACTTTCTTCTACAGCAATCGTTTCGGTATGCTGTCAGAAGACAACGTAATCTTTGGTGTTGCTAACGACTCTTACAATTTCTTTGTTAAGTCAGCTTTGACACAGATTGATTCAGATCCTATTGATTTGAACGTGTCTAGTGTCAGACCTGTTACTTTGTCTGATGTTCTACCGTCTCCCCAAGGTTTGCTGGTTTTTTCAGAACGTCAACAATTCCAGATATTTACTACTGATGGTAGTATTCTTACTCCCAGTTCTTCCGTCGTTAGATCTCTTTCTAACTATGAAATGAACACTAACATTGCTCCGGTGGACGTCGGTACAACGGCTGCTTTTATCAGTAATGTATCTGGTTACAGTAAACTCTTTACGCTTCAACTCAGGGACGTTGAACAGTCGCCTATTGTGGTAGATATTAGTAAGGTGGTACTTGAGTGGATTCCTGAGACTATTGACAACCTTACGGTTAGTCCTCAGAACTCGGTGATCATGCTGATTGACAGCGATACCTCTTACCTTTATTTATATCGTTATTACAACAACGGTGAGAAGGATCTATTTCAAGCGTGGACTAAGTGGGAACTTCCTGGTACTATTCAAAGTGCTAAGATCCTTAATGACTCAGTTATTGTCGTTTCTCAACATGAGGATGAATATAGCATTGGTCGTATCACCCTTGATGAGATCCCCACAGGAGACGTTGTAGCGACCGCTAGCGGCATTAACGGTAATCCATGCCTAGACATGGCTACACGCCCCGTCTCGCCCGACCCAGGTGTCGTAGACGCGGTTGTATATGACTCGGTTAATGATCTAACTAAGATTTATGTTCCGTACACTCCACTAGACCAAACTAAAGCAATGATGCTTCTTACTGTCCCCACTGCGGATGACGGTACAGATGCAGAAATTGATGCTGATGCTGGTTACTATGCTACGGCATATGAGCGTACAGAAACTGGTACCAATTATCGGTACTTTGAAGTCAAAGGAAACTTTACTGACTATGAAGATGGTATCGTAGTTGGTTATCCTTATGACTTTGAAGCTACTTTACCACGATTCTATTTCCGTAGGGATCAAACTACAACTGATTTTACCGCTGCTTTGACTGTCTCCAGAGCTAAATTCTCTGTAGGTAGGTCAGGTGCAGTGACGTTTAAACTGAAAGCGACTGGTTCTAACGAGTGGCGAAATGTACAACACACTGCAGACGCTGACTACTACTCAGCCGATAGTAATCCTGTCAAGAGTGAGCGGCAGTTTATTGTCCCTATCCATCAACGTAATACTAATTTTGAACTTAAAGTGACAAGTGATTTTCCTTATCCTGTATCGTTGGTGTCAATGATGTGGGAAGGTAACTATACTCCCAGATTCTATAGGAGGGCTTAATTATGGCAGGTGGTGTTATTACAGCCGCTGTTATTGGTGGTATTAGCTCTCTTTTTGGTGGTGTATCAGCTTCTAAAGCTGCTGCCGATCAAAATGCGCAAGCTCAAGCAAATTATGAAAAACAGTTAAAAGCTGCTCAAGCTGCGGCAGATGCTCAAAATGAATATAACCTACGAGCATTTGAAGTAGAGAAGCAAAATTATCAAAATTTTAGAAAGTACGAATGGGATACTGCTGTTAAAAGACAGCAGTATGAGCAAGAAATTCAGGATTTTAAGTACCTGCAGACTGTAAAACAGTATGGTAAATCAGTTGAAAATACTCAGAACCAACTGACTTACAATAATGTTGCAGCTATGCAAGCTGCCGAAGCGGAGCAGGCATCGTTACAAGAGATTATGAATGAAGCAGCCTTCACTATGCAAGGTTCTCTTGTAGAACAATTACAAGCAGAAGGTCGTGCTGCGTTAGGTCAAGCAGGTAATTCTCGTAACAAAGCTATTCAATCTACTATCGCTAGTATTGGTAGAGATGCAGCTATTATGGATGCAAGTCTTTCTAGCTCAGTTGAACAGATGCGTAGAAATATGCGTGATATTTCCATGCGTAAATATGGTGCAGATATGCAAGCCAAGGCATCTATGATGATTTCACCTGAGATGCTACCGGACATCCCCATGCCTACTCAGGCACCTGAACGTATCTTTATTGAACCTATGAAGGTTATGCCGGGCGCGGTAGCACAACCGGTACAGCAAAGTACTTGGGCACCGTTGGCTAGTAGTTTCCTTAGTGCCGCTGGTCAAATTGGCAGCGCAGCCGTTATGAGTAAAGATTACAACAGCCAGTTAAACACCCAGAATTATTTTAACTCTTCTTCAGGTAAGTACAGCACAGCCCCGGGTGGTGCTCAACGATATGGTCCTTTCCTTTAATTAAATTATGGCACAAGCACAATATAGAAGGGCAGCCAAACCTGGCGGGTTTCAACCTATTAACGTAGGTGGGCAATCTATCGCCCGTATGCGTGAAGAAAGCGCCCGAGTTGCTGAAGGGTTACGTACAGCTAGAGCTGCTGAAATTCAAAATCGAGAAGCAGTTCTCGCACAGATGAAAGAGGATGCCCGTTATACAGAACAGGCACAAGCAGCTAATGCTAAGATTTTAACTCAAAATTCTGCAAACAATTTAAAACAGTTACAATCTGATGCTTCGGTTGCTCTTCAAAACTTTAATAATCAACAGGCAGCGACTGCAAACATTGTTAAAAATGTTGTTGGTTTAAGTCAAACTGCTGCCAAACAGCTTGCAAAACTAGAAGAAGAGCGTTTTAAAGAAGATGCTCAACGAGCTATTGCAGAATTTGACCCAAACTCAGATGCTTATATTCAGCATCTCAGGGGTGAAGGACAACTAGATGCTATAGAAGAACTTCGTCAAGGTGCTATTGACAACGTATATGCTAACGGTGGTAACCCACTAGCAGTTGCTCAAGCCCGTGAAATGAGTTCTGGTGCTCGCTAC